TAGCTTGAATTTCCTTTCAAATCGTAGTAGTACACTGTACTAGCCGATGGAAAAGCGGTGATTTCACCTGCTGCGTTAGTAGTGAATGAAGCTGTTGTATAGTTTAAGAAGTAAACGCCGGTTAAACCGCCTACACTCTCTTTACAAGGTTCATTTCTACCTGCTGATAAATTACAAGGCATATTCTTTAAATTTTATATTTGTTAATTTTATTTTTGAGTAAAGGGAGATATGGTTAATCTCCCTATTACTTACTCAATTAATAGTTTTTGTGTATTGCGATGTCAGAACCGATACCATATTGTGTACCAGCTGTATATCTCATAATGATTCTATAATTTTGAGAACCATCTAAGTTAGCCATGTCTAATACTCTTACTTCGTTGTAGTCACTCAATAAACCTGTTCCGAAGAATAAGTTTGATTTTTGTGCTGCTACCATTGCTGAAGCTGCAAGACCAGGACAAAATGCCATCTCAATTCCTTGGAAGTTCAATGGTTTCTCTCCTACGTTCATTTGATTGTTCCATCCGTTAGCACCTGCTGTACCACCGCTTAACGCTTGTTGGTAAGCTTTTACTACGTTTGTTGGAACGTAAATCATTACATCTTCTTTACCATATACAGTGTTAGGGATTGCATTTACTAATGAATCTAATGCTGTTAATACGTTTGCTGAAGTGATTGAACCAGAAACAGAAGATGTTACAGGAGCATTATCGCCACCAGCTACAACTGAAGAAGATAAAGCAGTATAGATACCACCGAATTGTCCGTTAGTTGAAGTTACACCTCTCCAGATTGATTCTTCAGTAGCTTGTGCTACTTTACCACCAACATAAGAGATTAAGAAATCGTTGAAATCTTTTGGAATCTCATCAAATGCGCTATAGCCCAATTGTAAAGCTTCCCAAGAATCTACGAACTCTTGCTTACATAATTCAAGGTTTACTTGAAGTTCTTTTGGTTCTAAGATTCTCTCAGTAAGAGCTACAGTTCCAGAAGTTGTGAAGTCACATGATGCGTTGTTCACGATGCTATCAACTGCAATCTTTTGGATAACACTCTTAAACTTCACATTCGGCATGATTGTGATGTATTGGTTATCTAAAGTTTTTGCTGATAACAACGCTGCCGCAATGTACTTCCCAGCAAATTCACCAGCATAAGTTGTAGTGATTGCAGGTTGTGCGAAATTTTGTTGTTTTCTCATCTTTAAATGATTTTTGTTTGTTTATTTATATAATTTAGATAAGAAAGAGTTTTGTGGATTAACCATAGCACCCTTCTTATTCATTTTAATTCCAGTTTTGTTTGGAGCGTTTTCATCAATTGGTGCACCATCCAATTTAGGTAATTCTTCTTCTTCCTCATCAGGTTCAACAGCTGCCATTTTATCAACAGTGTTTACTTTTGTTGGGTCACCAGGTAAGTCTTCAGTCTTAACCTTTTTTGCATCACCACCTTCTTCCTTAACTTCCATCATAGATTGCATCTTCTTCTCTAATTCTTCAATTCTATATTGAAGTTTAGTTACCATAGATGCCATATCAGTATCTTCAGGGATTGGGTTAGCTGATTCTTCAGTTGATACTTCTTCATCATCACCCATGTCACCACCAGCGATTGATTCCATTTCTTCAACTTCTTTTTCTTCTTCTGAAGCAGGTAATTCAACATTTTCTCTTTCAGTAATTACACCATCTTTAGTTTCCACTTTGATTAGGACTTCATTACCTTCAGAATCTTTCAATGCTAACTCATGCTCACCATCTGGTGCTGGAGTTTTACCATCTTCGGTTACAACTTCTACTGATTCGCCAACATCAAATGTAGGTGATTCAACTATTGTACCATCTGCTAATTTAGCGTAAGTAAAAAGTACTTCCTCCTTGCTTAATGAAAGAGTCTTTACTATTTTATCTAATACTTGTCTTGCGTTCATATATTGATTATTTAGTTATTTAACAATTTGTTTTTTATTTGTAGTAATTTTTTATTGATATAGTGGAGGACATTTTTCAACCTGATAAGGAACTACATCAGGCCATGGATAAGGATATGTGTAAATAAATGTACCACTTCCAGATGCAAATGTATGTGTTGTTACACCATCTACAGTTGTAGTTGTTGCGTTTGTTACAAATGCTTTCGGTTGTCCTGTATATGAAATTATAACTACTCCATTAGAACCAGCAGTTAATCCGCCAGGACTTCTAGTTGTAGTACCACCACCACCGCTTCCATAACCAGTACCAGTTCCATTAGAGCCACCATTACCATAACCTCCAGTAGGTCCAGCTCCATTAAATCCACCACCACCACCGGCACTAAATCCACTTCCACCATTACCACCTTGACCAGGAGTAATAGTACCATTACTACCATTAGCAGCATTACTTGCTCCACCACCGCCGGCTTTTTGTGCTCCAAATGAATTAATAATTAAATCACCTGTTCCACCTGTAAAAGCAGGATATGATGTTGTTGCTCCAGCTCTTACAATACTTCCAGTTCCACTATTTCCACCATCTTGTACGCCACCAGGGTTACCACCACCAGCGTAAAATGCAATTGGAATAGTATCATTATCATCAAATCCAATTAGATAGGAGTCTTGACCTTTTGAGTCAGCAGCTCCACCAGCTCCAACATTAATTTGATAAGCTACGTTTGGAATTATTGAAATACTTTGTGATACAGCCATAGCCGCACCACCTCCACCTCCAGCACCAAAATTACCAGTTCCACCACCACCACCACCGCCGGCAACAGAAATAGACGCAGAGTAATTAAATTTTGTTACTCCAATACAACCACCACCGCCTATAGCTTTGTTTATGTTATAGTTTAGATTTAACATTCGTTTTGTTTTACTTAAATGCTACAATAGATGCAGCTGTTGAAGATGCAGATACTGCACATACGATACCAGGGATAAATCCACTAGCAGATACCAATGTTAATACAGATTGGTCATACGTTTTAAGTACTAAGTTACCAAGTTGTCCAACATATAATCCACCAGCTACAAATCCAAATTGAGGATTTTCTGCTGATGCAGATGCAAATTCTGAACCTGAAATTGCTGTTACTGCTGCTCCACCTACGAATTGAGGATTAGTGATATACGAATTTTGAGTTTCTAATTTCATATTATTTGTTTATTTTATTATTTAACAATTGTAAACCTAATTTTATTGATTAGTAAGTGAAAGTTCCAGATGCTGTAAATGTATGATATGTGTATCCACCATCTTGAGTTATTGTACCACCAGTTGCAACTGGCGTGCCAATATATCTTATTTTAACTATACCACTTCCACCATTACCTTGCGCACTTCCACCATTACCAGTATTAGCACCACCACTAGCACCATTTGCATTAGCACCACGACCACCTTGTGCATAACCTATTCCATCAAGCCAACTAGCAGCACCTCCAGCACTACATATTCCACCAACATTTGTACCAGGACCAGAGGCTCCTCCACCACACCCACCTCGTCTAAAGTTTGTAATTTGGCTACCACCACCTCCATCATATCCTTGTCTAGGCGGACCTGCAACTCCAGTACCAACAGCAGAACCATTTCTACCACCACCACCACCTGAACCGCCATTCCTACCATTGCCACTAGCACCACCACCGGCACCACCACCAGTTGTTGTTACTGAAATAATTCCACCTATTAAAGATGAATCAACACCATCAATAGGACTACTGCCATATATTCCACCACCTCCTACGCCGGCTGAATATGAAATTAATGAAGGTGTAAGAATAGCGCTACCAGATAATAATCCTCCAGCTCCTCCTCCTCCTCCATGTTGAGTTCCACTTCCACCATCATCACCTTGTCCACCTGCTCCACCTCCAGCAACAACTAAATATTCTATTAAAATATTTCTATTTTGTAAAGTATCATCCATTCTTTGTGAACCTAAAAATATATCATTAATTAAAGTATTTCCTATATAGAGTGTTTGCATATTAATTAATTTAAAAATCTTGGTTTAAAGAAATTATAGTTTTGTCTTATTTCAGCAAAACTTAAAACTCTATTATATATTTGTGCTGTTGGCAAAAATCCATTTATAAAGTTACCTGGTGAACCAGAAAATACAGTTGCTCCTAAACTTAATGTACCACCTAATACAGTGTTCCATCCACTTCTATTTGAACTTCCCATAAATTCTCCATTTAAATAAACTCCTGCATTAGTTCCATCAAATGTTCCAACCATATTAGTCCATCTATTAAACATATTACCTTGTGTTGAAGTTACAGTAATATCATAATCATTTGCATATCCGTAAAAACGAAATGTACTTCCATTAGCTCCTATTTGTTGCATTCCAATTCCTTGATTTGTAGCTGCAGTTCCATACCATATTGAATTACCATTTGTATTATTATTATATACCCAAACACTTAATGTTCTAGCAGTTTGTCCAGCTGGCAATCCAGTATCAGAGAATGATATATATCTACTATTAGCTGATGCCAAAGCAAATGTTCCTCCATTTTGTGATGAAAATGTTACACCATTTTGTAAAGTACCTGTTCTAGATGTTGTTCCTAAATTACCAACCTGAAAACAAGATGTTCCAGAGCCAGGGTATGAAGATACGTTGTTTGAATCTACATAAAACACTAATCCATTTCTTACAAAATCATTAGCTGTTTGTTGATTTATTGCTGTAAATAATCCCATAATTTATACTAAGTTTCTAATGTTTGCCATATACACATTCGTTGAATCAAATGATACGAATGATAATAAATCTATTCTACCACTTCCAGATGTTGGGAAATATCTACTTCCACTTATTTGCTTAACATTTGATGAGAATGAAGCTGTTGGAGGAGTTGGACCAGGTTGACCTACAGTTAATAATAGGTTTGCTGTTTCACCAGGTTTAGGATTTAATATATTAAAGAACATATTTCCACTTACCAAACAAGTAACATAATCACCAGCATTCAAATCAATTGATGCTGTATTTGATGATATACTTGCTGATACTACACTACCTAATGCTGAACCAGTTATTATTAATGAACCAGATATGATTGCTGAGCCCGTATAAGGGAATGATGCACCTCCTGCTGGTGTTGTCCCAGAAGTACCTGATGTACCAGCCGCACCCGTTACTCCAGATGTTCCCGATGTACCGCTTGTTCCATCTACACCAGGTGCTCCGTTTGCTCCAGATGTTCCCGATGTGCCGCTTGTGCCTGAAGTTCCATTAACTCCAGATGTTCCATTAACTCCAGATGTACCATTAGCTCCAGATGTTCCCGAAGTTCCAGAAGAACCTGCTGCTATATTACTTCCACTAACTACATACATTGTATTAGGGTCAGTATTTCCACCTGCTATTAATGTTGCTAAAGAAGCTGAACTTAAAGTTATTATATTTGTTACTGCCGGTACATTTGTGTATGTATCGTATATATTTGAAATTAAACTTCCACTAAATCCACCAATACTTTGATTGATAGAACCAGTAACCCCTAATGAACCTGTTATTTGTGCTGAACCTGTATAAGGAAATCCTATTCCAGTTCCACCACCACTTATAAAAATTGATGCTGTATTATTAGATACACTAGCACTAACTCCACTACCAGTAAAGTTTAAGAATGCTGCTGTACCCTGTACTATACCATCATCTGCTATTGTTGATATTGTTGTTGCTCCCGATGTACCAGAAGTACCTGAAGTTCCACTACTACCGGCTACGCCATTTATTCCTGATGTACCACTAGTTCCACTGCTACCACTTACTCCAGAAGTTCCCGAAGTACCGCTTGTTCCTGAGGTGCCGCTTGTTCCACTGCTACCATCTAATCCGCTTACTCCAGAAGTTCCTGAAGTTCCAGACGTACCTGATGTACCTGATGTACCACTACTTCCTGCTACTCCATTTATTCCAGAAGTACCGCTTGTTCCGCTCGTACCAGACGTACCATTAGTTCCATTGATTCCAGAAGTACCTGATGTTCCTGAGGTTCCTGATGTACCAGAAGAACCATCTCCTCCGTTTACTCCAGAAGTTCCTGAAGTACCAGACGTACCAGATGTGCCGCTTGTACCAGAAGTACCTGAGCTTCCTCCCGTTCCATCTAATCCATTTATCCCACTAGTACCAGACGTACCTGCTGTTCCAGAAGTACCTGAAGTACCTGATGGTGTTTGTGCTACGATTAATATTAATTCGTGGTTATTAGGGAATGTGTAAGAACCAGTTACAAATGTAGCTGGGAATGTCCAATATGAATTAGGTGCTGCTTCAATACCAGTACCGAATTGCCATCTTTGGAAATTAGCTGAATTGTTTATATCTTGCAATATTACCTGAGAACCTGATGGAATTAATCCTAAAAATACATCAACATCATATCCATCTTTTGTTAGGTGAGATACATTAATTTGAGATGATGAAACTTGCGTTGCATTATTCCAAAGAATGTATGTGTTACCAGGGTTACCTGATATATCATTTGTGTTTGCTTTATAATCAAAGAATGTATTTGATTGTCCATCTTGTCCGCTTGTTCCGTTTGAACCATTAGCTCCACTTACACCTGATGTACCTGAAGTGCCAGATGTACCGCTGGTTCCAGAAGTTCCATTACTACCATTTACCCCAGAAGTTCCTGAAGTACCCGATGTTCCGCTTGTTCCAGAAGTTCCCGATGTGCCTGAAGTACCAGAAGTACCCGAAGTACCATCCGTTCCTTTTTGTGCTAATAAATTCCAATAAAGAATTTGTGTAGCTGGATTCTCATTTAAGCTAACATTTATTGCAATATATGATGAACCATTGTATTCTACTATATCATTAATTGCGTATGTTGTTCCACTATTCCAAACTCCTTGCCAATTTAATCCTAAACCAGAAGTACCAGAAGTTCCTGATGTGCCACTTGTTCCACTTGTTCCAGACGTACCAGAAGTTCCGCTTGTTCCAGAAGTGCCTGATGTACCAGATGTTCCTGAAGTACCATCACTACCATTCACTCCACTAGTCCCAGAAGTGCCACTTGTTCCGTTGCTACCACTCACACCACTTGTACCTGATGTGCCGCTTGTACCACCAGTTCCATTTATTCCTGATGTTCCTGATGTTCCTGATGTACCTGATGTTCCTGATGTTCCTGATGTACCTGATGTACCTGATGTGCCGCTTGTTCCAGATGAACCTGAGCTACCACTAATACCAGAAGTTCCGCTTGTGCCAGAAGTTCCATTACTTCCATTAGCTCCACTTACTCCACTTGTACCGCTTGTACCGCTTGTACCTGCAGTTCCGCTAGTTGCTGATGTATATGATGTTCCGTTTATTATTAAATTACCTTGAATAGAAAAAGAACCTGTAATTCCACTGCTACCCGTAATGTATTGGGAGCCAGAGAATACATTAGAACCAGTTGTTGCTAATCCAGTTGTGTTAGCATAAACACTAGCCATTGAACCAGTTACATTAACTTGTACTGTTGGTCCTACAAAATTCAATGCAGTTACTGTACCTTGCGTAATACCTTCGTCTTGAATAACGATACCACTACCTGATAGTACTAAAGAGTTTACCTGATTTTGTATAGATGCTACACTACCTGATAATGAAGCTGAATTTATATTATATTCACCTTCATCAACTAGGGAATCAATCATATCAGTATTGAATTCTCTTAATTTTAATGGAGTAATAAATCCCGTATTATTATTAGGGAAACTACTTTGATTTTCTGCTTCTAGCTGTGTTTTATTTAATTGAGACATTATTCTATCTTTTTTATTATATATTTCCTATGTCAAATCCAGATGAGAACCCAGAGCTAAATGCTCCTCTTATAATAGGAGGTGATTGTATTTGTCCAATCCCTTGCGATTGTAGTGCACCACCACAACATTTAACATCGTAAGTGTTGCTATTCAAACATAAACATCCTCTACGTGAATTCTTAGGTGATGACCTACCTCTAGTTGGACCTAAGTAAATACCTTGATTTCTCCTTTGATTCTGTCTATAAGCTGGTGTTCCCATAGTATTTTGTTATTCTTTTAGATTTAACAATCATAAATACAAAAGTTATGAACCTACCCTTTCCTAACAGCTTCCTTATACATCAGTTCTTCCAAGTATGCTACATCAGCCTGATATGCTAACATTAGCAAACATTTTTCCAATGGTTCTTTGGTTATTTCCTCAAAGCGTGTTATATCGTTTTGTGCGAGTTGGACAAGGCTTGAGTAAGATTTCCATTTTTTTCCAAAACGGATTTGATGTTCTGAGGTAGACCCGTCAATCCCGTCAAAGACTTCTGGGTATCTTTCAGTAAGTCCTTTAATAAAGTTTTCAAAAAAAAAAGTGTGCCAAAGTGAATATCCATTGGGACATCCATAAACTTATCACCATCTATTGTACCATCGTATGCTTTAATATCATATAGTTTGCCTGTTGTTTTGATTACAGGTCTATATAGAATACTCATAATCTCAGCCCACTTCTCATTTATCTCAAACGTTTCGTATTTGCTAATATCTATATAAGCACCATAAGCCATTCTACTTAAATCAGGCTCAAACCCATACTCTACTCCATCTATTTGGATAAACTTTTGTAGTGGCATATCTATGTTATTAAAGAAGCTAATTAAATCTTCTCTAATAGCAATGTAGGTATCTATGTTTAGTTGCTGTATATATTCCAATGGAAACTTACATAGGTGATGAAATAAACAAGCCGTTATAGCTTCTTCTTCGCCAGCGTATGTTTCCAAATCTTTTCTTAGGGCTAGATACTGCTTTAGAGTTACTGCACTCCATTTAGTAGGTACTTCTATTTTAATTTCTTGCTTCATTATAATTTATTTGATTTTGGTGTTGTAATTACTTTACCTTTAGGTACAGCCCATTGTTCTGGATTTACTAAATTCAATTCAGTATTCATTACAGTTACTTCAGTAATAGGAATTATTGGTGCATTTTGTTGTGCTAATAGTGCTTGGTATTTAGCTTCTGCTGAATTCCTTTGTTGTATTGTAGCAGTTAGATAAGCTTTGTGTTTTCTCAATTCTTCTAATAGCTCTATGTTCTTCTTCTCACTCATAGCTACATAAGTTGCCATCTCCATAAAGTCTTGAGGAGTAGGATTGTTAATGTCAAATTCTTTTTCCATATTATATTTGTTTTATCTTACTGATATTATATATTTTCCAGCTGATGTGGCTTTATTACTTAATCTCATCATTGAAGCGTAACGAGCTGCATCTATTAAGTGATTATTAAAATCTATTGGTCTATCTAATTGCTTTCCAAATCTATCACTACTCCACTCATACGAATAGAACTCATTAATTAGATTCTGACATGTCTTTGGTATGTTTATCTTATAGTTCTGCATTACCTGAATACCAAAGTTAATACTATCCTTTCCTTTGATTACAGGCTTTATATTAAATCCTTCTCTATATAATTCTTCTATCAATCTTGGTTCTGCACTATCAGCCCATATCTCCTCTCTACCTTTCACTACTCCTTTCAACATAGTCACTATATCGTTTGTCACCATTCCTCTTTCATAGCAATGCTCTACAATGTATAGCTCGTTATTATATTTCCAAACACTAGCCAATGCAGTAGGGTCTGAGCTATATCCAAAATCCAAACCAAATGCTACAAACTCTGCATCATCCGGCAACCATTCACATTGAGTAAATTCAAATATTGCTTTCTCATTACCTACCCATTCTCCTAAACCATAAACCTTCCATGCTTTTTGATTAGTATGTCTTAATTCCTCAATGGCTTTCTTAACTGTGGTATCTAAATAAGGATTGTTCTTATAGGTTGTAAAGAATCTGCTACAATCACCCATCACTCTTATCCAATGGTATGGAGATACAGTAGGGTTATAACTTAATATGATTGGACCTGTTGTACGAATTTGTAGCTGGAAGTATGATTCTTCATCTATCTCATTTGCTTCCTCTAGCCATAAGATAGTACTCTTTAATCCTCTTAGCTTCTCAGCATCATCCGTTGATATAAATTGTATTATTGAATCATTATAGAATGTGTATATCCTATCTGATATATTGAAATCATTCTCATTCCATATATCCAACAATTGCATCACATCCTTAAAATCCTTCATTACAGTCCTTTTAAGCGATGGTATTGTCTTTCTTACTATTGTTATTATCTCTTTCTTTTCAAGCGCTTTAACGATACACCATTGAAGCAAAGCGTAGGTCTTGCCGCTTCTGGTGCCGCCAATATGATGCGTCACTCTTGTTGGTGAGTTATCCTGATTGGTATAAGTTATCGTTGTATTAATTTCCAAGTTCATGTTTACAATTGTGAATTTACATTTGTGAATCAGACCACTCCGAACCAATCCATTCCCTACCTAATGCTTCACACACTCTAGCGGTTGTGCCACTCCCCATAAAAGGGTCATACACTACACCAGGTATCTCTTTAACGAATTGATGTATGAGTTCAGGTGGAAACCCATTGGTCCCTGCTTTATGTGGGAAGTGAAAGCAATCCGGTATTAATGGTAGTTTATATTTTCTCTCCATACTCTTATGACGGTATGTAAGGATATTAACAAACCCTAACCTCCATATAACATCTCTCATATATGTTTTAACCCACACCTTCTCACTTATCAATTTAAAATCATTCTTAAACATTATATCGTTGTAGATAGTTTGTTTGTGTATAATACGCTTATCCGCTTTCCTATTGGTAGCAATCAACGTAACTAACCCTGATTTAGGATTAAACAAACTAAACCTCTCCATCATAAAGTTATAATATGGTTGTTCATCTAATGTATCCATCCCCAGCTCCGCAAAATCAGCAGGACCTGTAATGATGTAATCGTAATGTAGGTTTCGTTTAAGTGTTATTAAATTATCCTCTTTGTATGTAACGTTATTAATTTGATTCATCTAATATCTTTTGAGTTACATTTACAGTAATCTGCTCTATCCTTTGATTCACTTCTGCTTTCACTTCGGTTCTACTCAACTTAGGTATTGTATATTCTAATAGCTTAAATGCTAATTCTAATGCAGCTTGTGGGTCTTTCTTCTTTATCTCCTCCAAATCTTTTGATAGAGTTGATAGGGTATTATCTACTGCTCTTGCTATGGAAAGCTTAACCATCTCCGTAGAACGATTAACTGCTCCTTTTGGTCTTCCCTTACTTAATTTATGTCCGTTTTCAAACTTAGCCATTATAATCCATTATTTAATTGGTTTGTTATAATCTAACACAATCTATCACCTTTGTAGTGAACGTATCAGGAGACCACCTAAGAATTAGTCCTAAAGGGATTATCTATTGTTTCTCTTAAATGTTTCTTAGCTCTTTTGATTTGTGTGAAGGAGGTGGATTTGCATATCTTAATTTCTGATGATAACTTTTCTAATGTCATCTTATCATCAAAGAAATATAGTTGTGCTAATTTAGATGCCGGCCATAGTTTAGTTCTCTCCATATTCTTTAGCTCATCTATTACTTCATTGTATGCTTTATCTATCTTTTCATCTGAATCGGTATCGTATTCATCATCAGGTGTGTCCGATTCCGTATCAGCTTGGTATTGTATCTTCTTATCTCTCTTTACTTTATTTAGGAATCTACTTTTAAGAAATGCGTAACAATACATTACATTGAATGATTGTCCCCACCATAAAGAAGGATTAATTCGTTCTCCTAAATAACAATAGAGTTCAGATACTAAATCTTCTGCAACATCTCTATCCTTTACAATATTGAATGTAGCAGCTATTAACCAAGGGTGAGACTCTCTATACAATACTTCTAATCGTTTTGTATTTTCTAATCTCTTATTCTGCATCTTTAGTTCTTACAAATTGTCTTAAGTCCGAAACACATAATCCCCATAGACCGGATGATGATTTACAACTACATGGTTGATTAATTCTTTCACCTCTTATACGATTACATTTCTCCCATAGAGTACCCATTAGGTGTTCAGGAAGATACGATTTAATTCCTTCTAATTGTTCTCTTAACTCTATGAATTCAGCTAAGTTAAGCGGTGCGTATTTGCTTTCAGCAACAGGTGGTTGTTGTGGTATTTGTTCTTCCATATTATTCCGATGATTGATTTTTTGCATATACAAATGCTGCTATTGTTTTAGCTGCATCAGTATCATAACCCTTTTCCAATAATAGATTTATACAATCGGTTACCCACATTCCTTTAAGGTTATCTAATTCTTCTTTAGAGATATAATTGTAAATCTCTGGCTCTGATACTATTTTCATAATTAAAA